GCAGATAAGGACGGCCAAGCCGAATCAGGTAGAGCCCTCAAGTTCAAGTTGCTATCTACTATTAGAAAGAGGAACCGAAAGATCTCCTACTATGACCAGGCGATTAAAGAGATGCTATTTACTGCACAGGAACTTGGCAAGGCGTGGTCTATTGATATAGACGGAATTAGACCAAGTGAACCTGAGATCCCTAAGATTAAATGGGGAGATGGCGTTATCAATGATCAGACAGAGCTTGTTGAGATGGCAGTACAAAGGGTCGAAGCTGGGCTTTCATCCCGTGCAGATGAGATCCAGAGGCTTGATGATGTTACTAAAGAAGAAGCCGAGAAGAAGGTTGAAGAGATTGATGCTGAGCAAGAACCAATGGTCCCAGTTGTGGCTAACAACACTACCGGAACACCAGCAGGAAATGGGGGTGACAACCCAGAGGATAACTCAGACAACTCGAATCAGGGGGTTTAGTCTATGGCAGACTATGGGCCAGTAAAGCTCAGAGAGAAGCAGATAGAGGCTTTGATTAACTTCTATAAGGATTCCGCACGGAAGATAACACAAGAGATTATCGGCGCTACAGAAGGCAAAAAGATCAACTTAGCAAGAACCATGGTCCGTATCAATCGTGAACTCGAGGCACTTGGTGTCAAAGGTGACGAATGGCTAAGAAAGGAACTTCCGCAATACTATAATGATGGGGGGAACATCGCTCTACAGGACCTTAGGAGACTGGGTGTTGAGCTGGACTCTACTGGGCTTGTAGCACTAGATAAAGAAGCGATCAATGCCTTAGTGCAGGAAGCATCAGGGGCTTATGGCCAAGCTGTACAAGGTGTATCTCGATCAGCACGTGGTATTCTAGCTGATGCAGTTAAACAACAGGTTACATTGACCATAGCAGAAGGCAAACTAACTGGTGAGGCAAGAAAGACTATTAGCGCTAGGGTGCAGCAGAGACTATCAGAGAGTGGTCTTAAGGCTGTTACTGATCGAGCAGGAAAACAATGGTCCCTAGACTCCTACTCTTCTATGCTAGTTCGGACTAAAGCCGTGGAAGCTAGGAATCAGGGTCTAACAAACAAGATGCTAAGTTACGGTTATGATTTAGTGCAGATCTCTAACCATAACTCGGAGCACAAAGCCTGTGCTAAGTGGGAAGGGAAGATATTATCACTATCTGGCAATACACCTGGCTATCCTACGATAGATCAAGCAAAGTCAGAGGGCCTATTCCACCCTAACTGCGAACACGCCATGAACGTAATCAACTTGGAACTGGCCTCTAAGACTAAAGCCTACGACAACCCGTACAATTATAGGTAACCACTAGCATATTGACTTTTCCCCTCCCTGTGGATAAACTCTAAACTACGATAAGTAAATTGAACTATTAAGCCGAGACGATACGGCGTTAAAAACGGAGAAGATTCAAGATGGCAGATGCACATACACAATCAGGTCAAGGACAACAGGGAGCAGGCGACTCTTCCACTAATACTGGAGCAGTAGCTGATAACACTCAAAGTCAGGACAATCAGCAAGGAAATACTCAGAGTATCGCAAACACTCAGAGCCAAGTTGATCTAAAGACTTTGACTGGCGAACAGTTGAATGAAGTTTTGGAGAATCCTAACTTGTGGAATAATCCACGTATCAAGGAATTACGGGAATCTCAAGCTCAACTTAAGAAGCTTCAAGATGAAGCTAAAGCCAAAGAGGATCAATCCTTAGAGGAGAATAAGAAGTTTGAGGAGCTCGCCAAGAAGCGTGCGGAGGAAAACCAGGAGTTACAGACGAGACTCGAAAAACTATCAGTTGATAATGCCCTATCTGTACAACTACAGAAAGAAGGCGTTACCGATCTTGAGGCCGCACTTGTTCTAGCAGATCGTTCTTCGATCAAAGTAGACAAGAATGGCAAGATTGAGGGTGTAGCAGATGTTGTTAAGAATCTAAAAGAGGGCAAGCAATACTTATTTACAGGGACGAACGGAGGTACTACAGTAGGGTCCGCCACCAATAATAACGGCGCAAACAATACTGGAGCACAGAAGTTCAAACGATCACAGCTTAGAGATGCAGAATTCTATAAAGCTAATCGAGAAGAGATTCTAAAGGCGCAAGCCGCAGGACTCATCGAAAACGATCTGTAAAGCCCAACCAAAATTAACGTAATTAACAATTTAACTAAACTATTATGGCAGACAACATGGACCGAACATCAAATGCCGAATTTATCCCAGAGATAATCGCTCAAGAAGCAATCGGCGCTTTGGCTAACAACCTAAACCTAGGTAACACAGTAGCTAAAGACTCAGATCTAACACCCGTTCAATACGGTGAGGTTATATCTATTCCTGTAAGGGGTGCTTTGACTCCACAGCAAAAGGGTGAGAACTCTGATGCAACAAAGCAAAAGCCAACTGCAACTAACGTACAAGTGACTATCGACCAGCACTGGTACATCAAGATTGCAGAAGAGGACCGTGTACGTGCAGTCCAACCTGGATCTGTTCTTCCTGGTTACATGGAAGATGCAGTACTAGGACTTGCTGATAAGATCGAAAGCTCACTAGCAGCTAACATCTTAGAGTTCGATAACATCGACCACGGTGGATCAGACAACGCTATTAACAGCGTGAACCTAGTTGGTGAAAGAATGGCCCTTAATAAGGTCCCAACTAGAGCTAGAAAATTCGGTTACATTCACCCAACCTTTGTCACTGAGCTTCTTTCTGAGAACGCTTTTGTTGATCCTAAGGTTATCCCTAACAACAACGCCCTCCAAGAAGGTGCAGTTGGTAGAGTTGGTGGATTCGACCTATTCTCTGGTAACCTAGTTCCTTCTGTTGGTTCTCCAGCTCACTTCCAAAACTTCTTCTATACTAGAAATGCTTTGGTACTAGCTTCTAGAACCCTTCGTGAAGTAGGATCCCAATTCGGAGTTAAGTCAGCTTCTGTTCAATCAGATGCAGGACTAGCACTTCGTGTAATGGAGTTCTACGATCAGGATGAGATGGCCCTAGTAGATCAAGTTGATACTCTATTCGGTTCTGCCGTATACGATGAACGACTTGGATTCGTACTCGAAAGCCAGTAGGCTTAGAGAACATCTAGCAATTGAGCCCTTCGGGGCTCTTTTGTTATACTAATAGGATCAGGAGGCCATCTTTTGATAGTTACTAGTCCGGTAAGACAGTAGTTTAGACCCCCAGGAATGGGGGTTGAGTATTATACAAGAAAAACCCCAGGGACTTTTTACGTCAACTCTGGGGCCCAAAAGATAATTCTTTTATGTTTACTTTGTATACAATTCAAAAGCTTTCTACAGATCTGCCGCTAAACAGTTCTGTAACGTACCAGCATACTCCTAATTTTAACTGATGTCAAGGTTGTGGATAAGTATTAGTGGTTATGCTATCATCAGAATATGAAGCGGCTAAATAGCATATCGAATCTATCAATCACCTCTAGAGTTAAGTTTAGCCGCGTTTCTCTAGGGGTGTTTAATATGTTGGAAATGACTAATGTGGTTAGCTAATAAATTCAATCGTGTTTACTATATCCCCGACCTTAAAGAAGCCCAAGGTTTACTGAACAAGCCAAGCATCCGTAAGGCTACACCAGAAGAGATCGAGGCGCATGAGAGAACAAGCCAAGCAAAGGCTGTGGAAACCGCAGAGCATAACGGAAAGTCTATCTTTTACCAGACTGTTAGGAACTCTCCAGACGGCTATGGCATGAGTAGGGACCTCATCAAGAAGGAACTCTTTAGACAGGGTGTATTGCTCTCTGAGAATATGATTGGGCAGAAAATAGGGATGATCTATAACTATCCCTACCCTATAACCCAGCTCCACAACGATGTCCGACTGATCTATACAATGTTTGAGAGTGATCAGATACCGGAGGACTGGCCAGAGCTACTCAACGAAGCAGACGAGGTCCTAGTACCGTCTAGGTGGTGTAAGGAGGTATTCAAGAAAAGAGGTGTTGATTCTACTGTGGTCCCGCTAGGCTACAACGATGATGCCTTCAGCTATGTAGAGAGAGAGCTCCCACTCAGAACAGGTCAACCGTTTACCTTTATACACTACAACTCATTCAATATCCGTAAGGGCTTTATTGAAGTGTTCAATGCTTTCACAGAAGAGTTCTTACCAGAAGAGAATGTTAAGTTGATCTTAAAGACTACCCATGAAAAGCCCCCTATCCCTGTAATATCATCGCAGTACCCTAACATAGAGGTAGTAAGTGGCACTCTCCCCGAGGGTGGTTTATTCAACCTTCTTAAGCGTTCTCACTGTATGGTCTACCCATCTAGGGGGGAAGGCTTTGGCATCACCCCTCTTGAAGCTATGGCCACAGGTATTCCCGCAATAGTCCCAAATGCCCATGGGATCAGCGAGTACTTCGATGCTGAGTATATGCTAGAAGTAAAGGCGGACGAGAAAAGCCCAGCGCTTTACAATAAGTTCAAGGACCAGGACGTAGGTTCAATGGTTATATGTGATACCGATGATCTAAGAAAACAGATGCGCTA